AAGTACCATTTATCATTGATTAATTGCCAACCTGTAGCCATTACTCCATCTGGATGCAACCAATACCATTTGTCATTTGATGGATTTTTAAACCAATCATTGCAAATAGTATATCCAGTGCTGTCAAAACGATACCATTTATCTTCTACTTCCTTCCAGTCGTTTTTAACTAATCCATTTTCATCTCGATACTGCCAACCGTCAATTGATTTTACCCAACCGATTTCTTGTGGTGTATCGTTATCAAGCATTTCTTGTACTGTACTTCCTAATGATTGGTAATACTTGATTTTTTCAATAACATAATCACGTAAGCTATCGTTATCGCCACCATGAAGTTCTAATGATCGTGCTGGACAAGAAGTTGAAGAAAATTCATTATGGAATTTGATATTATCGTAATTTGGAGTATCTTCGTAAAATGTCATATCTTCAGCCATTTGCATAAGTACCATATTCTCATTTTCGATAAATTCTTCATCACTCGTACTAAATTGTTGGCAAACTTCATAACTTAATGAATACAAGTTAGCATCAGGATGAGCAGCACTCCACGTTCCATTAAAAGTATTTTCAACTATTGCAATACTGTATCTATCAATATAATAATGAGCAAAACCCAAATCAGCTTTACCATTATTGTATCTATCTTCTAACCATGAAATGTAACTTTCTGCACTCATGCTTCCAGCATCATTATGCAAAATATAGTATTTTGGGGCGTAACTTGGTCTCGCCCCAGCAATTCCATTAAATATATTGTGATTAATAATATTTACCATCTAAATTCCTCCTATTCGTATACATCATAAATTGTACTTGCATCTTTATATCTGATTGCGTTGTATTGAGCTTTTGAACCATACCAGTATTTCAACGCTTGTCTGTTTTGTTGGTTAATGATATTCTCACCGGCTACACCTCTATCACCTTTTTCTCCCTTTTCACCTTTTAGCGAGTTTCTTTGGCTCGGGGTTAAAGTGTCAAAAGTTGGTCTACTTTCAAGATTTGCAATTCTACGTTTTAAATCACCATCGTTAAAAGACGGGAACGTTCTTTTACCTATATTTTGTACTGAAATATTAATTCCGTTCACAGCCGTTACTTTCCAAAACTCTTTATCAGCCGTGGATCCATTTGTCCAAAAATCCTCAATGATATCACCAATCTTTACGCCATCAGGGTTCAGTAAATCACTAGTTCTTATTGTGGTAACAAACCCAACACTTCCTCCGCTTATATCCCCTCTAGCTAGTCTATATACTGGAATATTGTTTAACTCTGATTTCAAAGCATAGTTTGCTAGCGATTGATGGCTTGTTAAGTAACCTTTACTTGCCAATTCTGATTTCGTTACTGTGTTATTTTTCAGATTTACAATATCTCGTTTTACCTCAGTATCGTTGTAAATTGTATCTTTATCAGGCTTAATCTCTAACGCTCTCACTCGATTTGTTAATGAGTCGACTGTTTGATTACTTGCTTTAGAAGCAATCTGTCCTCTAATTTCAGTATCGTTATAAGGTTGAGGTAATTCTGATTTTCTAGCGTACTCGGCTAGTGATTGGTGAGTAGTTAAATATCGTTTGTTTTCTAACTCTTGCTTTGTCACTAAATTAGCTAAACTTTGATGAGCTGTTAAGTAGCCCTTTTGTGCCAATTCAGTCTTAGTCACTGAATTAGTTTCAAGATTTGAGATTTTCCCCCTTAATTCACCATCATTATATTGTTGTGGCAATTCTGACTTTCTAGCATAATCTGCTAATGATTGATGAACAGTTAAATACCCTTTCTGAGCTAACTCTTCTTTTGTCACTAAACTTTCAAGCGATTGATGAGCGTTAAGATAGCCTTTAGCCTCTAACTCATCTTTCGTCACTAGATTAGATAGTGACTGGTGTTCAGTTAAATAGTTTTTATTCGCTAACTCATCGTGAGTAACAATATCTTGTTTGAACGTATCAAATGTCTCTTTATCTACCTTTTTAGCGACTTCTTCTTTAGTTGCGTAACTCGATAAGTCTTGATGAGCTTTTAAAAATCCTGCATTTTCAAGCGTATTGACTCGATTTTCCACCTCAGAAACTTTGGAATTAGTCGCAAGATTTGAGATATCTTGATGGTTAGTAAGATAACCTTTCTGCTCCAACTCTTCTTTAGTAACTAACTTTTCTAAAGATTGATGAGCAGTTAAAAAACCTTTTTGAGATAACTCATCTTTTGTTACGTAAGTTTCTGGTTTGATTGTATCTTGTTTTTGTTTAACGACTGACAACTCTTCTTTAGTCGCTAAACCACTTGTGTCAACATGAGGTATTTCAGATTTTTTAGCATATTCTTCCAAAGATTGATGGGCGTTAAGATATCCTTTAGCTTCTAATTCATCTTTTGTTACTAGGTTAGCTAAAGATTGGTGTTCACTGATATAAGGTTTCTCTTCTAGCTCTTGTTTTGTAACTAAAAGTGAAGTATCAACTTTTTGTTGACTGTTGCGAACGGCTTCTAGCTCTTCTTTTGTCGCAAAATAAGGGTTGTCAACTGTTAGTTGACTACCTCTAACCACATCTAACTCTTCTTTCGTCGCTAGGTGGCTTAAGTCAACTGGTGGCTTATTCTCTAGTGTTTGTACACGATTTTCAACTGCTTCAACTTTTGCATTTGTCGCTAAATTACTAACATCTTGATGAGCTGTAAGATAGTGCTTATCTTCCAATTCTTGCTTAGTTACTAATCCTGAAATATCTTGATGAGTGGTTAAGTAGCCTTTGTTTGCTAATTCTTCTTTAGTCACTAAACTTTCTAACGATTGATGAGCGGTCAAGTAGCCCTTTTGAGCCAATTCTTCTTTTGTAACTAAATGCTCCAATGATTGATGATTAGTAATATAGCCCTTGCTTGCTAATTCATCTCTAGTAACAAGATGAGCTAGTGACTGGTGTTCAGTAAGATATCTACTACTTTGAGTGATGAAACCTTTCAAGCTTTCTTGTACTTCGTGAATTTTATCTAAAAGGGGCTTATCATTGTATGCACCATTTGCAATTGCTTTGCTTTCTAACAAATCAATACGGTCAACAAGTGGCTTACTATCAAATTGTGGTGGAATTTCAGTTTTTTTAGCGTATTCTGACAAATCTTGATGATTAGTTAGATAGCCTTTGGCTTCTAATTCCTGTTTAGTTACCATATTCTCTAAAGATTGATGGGCTGTTAGATAGTTCTTTTGCTCTAATTCTTCTTTAGAAACTAGTTTTGAAGTATCGATTTGCGGTCTTTCTTCTAAATGCTGTACTCTTTCAGTTACTTGAGCTAATTCAGTTTTCTTCGAATAGTCTTCTAGTGATTGATGAGCAGTTAAATAGCCTTTCTGCTCCAGTTCAGATTTTGTTACTAGCCCCTCTAAAGATTGGTGTTCAGTCAAATAGTGACTATCTTCAATCTCTTTCTTTGTTGCTAAATGAGATAAGTCGATTGGTGGCTTTTCTTCCAATATTCGAATTTTTTCGTTGATGGTATCTAAATTAGGAATGACTGGAATTTCACTTTTGAGTGCATACTCGTTGTGAGCTTCTTGACTCGTTAAATATCCTTTGTTTTCCAACTCATTTTTAGATACATAGCTTTCCAATTGTTGTTGTGTAGCCATTCTTCCGATATTAGTTTCAATCGACTGCACTTTATCACTAAGTGGTGTTAATTCACTTTTTGGCAAATATTGTGATAAAGCTTCTTTTTCTGCCTTTTTCTCAATCTTCTCTCTTAACTCAGTATCGTTATAAATAGTATCGTTGTCAGGCTTGTTTTCTAGTGTTTCTACTCGTTTAGCAATTGCTTCTACTGATTGATTATCAGCTTTTGTGGCTATCTGCCCACGTAATTCACTGTCGTTATATACAGTATCGTTATCGGCTTTTGCTTCCAATGCTTCAACCTTGCTAGAAATAGTTTGAACGGTTTCTTTATCGGCTTTCAACTCGATTTGTTGTTTAATTTCGGTATCGTCATACAATTTCTCGTTCGCAACAATCTTCTTCAGCAATTCAGTGATTTCTGACTTCGTTACAATATCCGTCAATGGAACAATTCTTTTGCTTTCTTGCTCCATAACTGGCAAATCGTGTTCTTTATCGATTTCTGAAACATGCACATCAAACATAAAACGGTACACATCATTCGATTTCTCGCCATTTTCGTAATAAATGTAACCAGCCACTTGTTCATCTTTGATAATCAAACTCGTATCAAAATTGACGATAATTTTATCGTTGTCTACTCTACCTCTTACTTCTAAATGACGATTAGTTCGTTTAAAATGGAACAACACTACTATTTCTTCAGTAGGAATACCGTCCTCTACCGTAAATTCAAAAATAGCGTTATTCTTGTCATGAGAGTAAAACTCTTCAAATAATTTGTTTCTGCTATCTCGCTTCTTAGTCGTTAAGGAGATTGTTCGTTTAATAATCTTTTCCATAAAATCACTCCTTAAAATAAAAAAGGACGAGCCTTTAACTCGTCCTTAATTTGATTAATACTTGATTGCTTTGATTTCGTTCATACCATTTACGACCGACTCGATCAATGCCTTTTTAGCTTCAAAACTCAAATGAATGCCATTAGCTTCTAACTCAGCCGTTAATCGTTGTTCCGCTTCATTGAATTTATCTCCACTTGCATCTTTCACATCTTTGTAAATCTGTTCAGTTGATTGTACGACTGTTTTAGCGATACTTTTAATTAATTCATATTGCTTAATATCCGTTTTAGCTTTAATATGTTCAGCTTTTGCTTCTAAAAAAGTTTTCAATTCTTTAAACGCTAAACCTACTAATACTACTAATACACTAACTGCACCTTGCACAAAAACTTGTGTTAATTCATTCATATTCTTACATCTCCTTTAAAGGTAATTTCATAAATTGTTTGAATAAGTCTTCAATATATCCATTGCCACCTAGACTTTGGTATGACTTAAAAAGTGCCGTGATACGTCTAGTATCATCACTTGTTCTATATCCTCGTTTGATAATAGCCGTTAAGTCAACTTCCAAACGATATCGTTCTGTTTCTAAAATCCCACCACCAACAATCACCACATCAGTATTTAACTTCTTTACATCCGATTTTAGATTTTTGATATCCTTATTTAAGTTGCTAACATCATTCTTTAAATTCCCAATATCAGCATTTAGCACTCCAATATCAGAATTATTTTTCTTTCCAATTTCAGTGATTTCGTCAACTTTCAATTGAATTTTATTGACTTTCTCACTTAATTCATCTGTCGCTTTTTTACTTGCGGTTTGCATCCGTACCGTTGCATACGAGAAAACAGCTGGTATCAATGTCGGAATTAAAGCAAGTACAATTGTTTCGTACATCCATCTACCACTTCCCTTGCTAAAAAAATAGGTAGAGGAATGCTCCCCTACCTATTAAAAAAGGCTATGCTTTCTTTTCGACTAGCTCGCCTTTCTCATTGATTAAAAATCCTCGACGTTCTAATTCTGCACGAACGCCATTTTTTAGGAATGGTGGAACTTGATTGAATTTACGACGTCCACTTAAAATCCCGTCTACGAATAATAATACTAATGCCATATCTTTCACCCCATTTCTATTGAACAGAATTGTTCCCGCTAGCTGTACTCTCTGCATTATGTTCTTCAACTTTTCCATCACTGTCATTGTTACCATCTCCTTGTACTGTTGTTGGTGTTACTGTTGTTTCTGCTGTTGGTGTTGCTACTGGTTGTGGTTCAGCAACTGGTGTTACTGTCGTTTCAGCCACTGGTGTCACTGTTGGTTCAGTAGCAACTGTAGACGTCGGTTGTGGTGCTTCTTCATGCTTTTCTTCAGTTACCGCTACTGGTTGAGCTACTTCATCATGGTGTTCTTCAGTAGCAGCAACTGTTGTTGTTTCATGACTTTCTGCTGTTGGTGCAACTGGTTCTGTTGCTCCTTTTCCATCTAATGCGTGTAATCGTCCTTTGATTTCAGCGATATCTGCACTTAACGTTGCTGTTAACTCCATCATTGCGTCAGAATTGACGATTGTACGATTAGTTGCTTGTTCTAACTTGTGTTGAGCTTCTTTAATAACAGTTTGCATTTTAGCTACTGCTCCACTCGGGTCTAACTCGACTAAGATTAAGTCAAGCACTCGTTTGATTAAAGTTTCATCATCTAATCCATTTAAGTCGCCCTCAAACTCACGAATATAGTATGTGTAAGGCTCCTTGCTTTCAATTGTAATTGCTGTACTATTTGGTTTTTTTGATTTGTTAATGACTGTAAATTCCATTGTTATTCCTCCTAATTGTAAATTTCTAATGTTGTAGTATCTTGAATATAGTTGTTAAATTCTTTTGCTTCTTGTTCAGTGTAAAACTCTATCACTAAAGCAGCGTTTGAATTACCACTACCTTCATATCCATATCCATAAACTTTTTTAACTATTACACTGCCACTCACACTATAATTTGAATATTTAACAAGTATTTTACCTTTATCTCCTGCATTAAATTTATAATTTACGGGTCGAACAGGATGAAAAGGGAAAAATAACTGATTTTTTTCACCATAAAAACTACCCTTAAGAATAGTTTTGAAACTGTTGAGATACTTCCATTTTTCCCATACTAGTCTATTTCCAACATAACGTTGAGTAATTTCTTTACCACCAACATAAATCCCTTCTCTAGCCATCAAAACACCTCCTTAATCATAACAATCATAGATTGTGTTAGGGTCTTTGGTTGAGATTGCGTTGTATTGAGCCTTCGAGCCGTACCAGTATTTCAACGGTTGATTGCCATTTTGATTGGTAATTTTAGTTGATACTTCAGTTGAACGTACATTCAACGTTGATGCGTTAACGCTTAACGTCCCATTACCGTCAATGTTTATAGTGTTGTTATCGGGTTTGACAACACCTACATTTGTACGAGTGGCTGTTTTTGCTTTAATCGCACCGTTGTTTACTTCAGTAGTCACGTTATCAGGTCGCATTGTTCCATTTGAATTAGCTGTTGCTACTGAAACATTGGCGGTTGCTACTGAAGTCGGTGTAAATACCCGTTTTAATGTTGATACATCAACTTTCTTCAGTCCTGAACCATTATGAACAAGAACAACGTCGCCGTCTGATACGTTATTCAATTGTGGTAACTCATTGGCTTTTCTTACTTGATTACTTAAAATTGCCATTCCATTAACCTACCTTTCTTTGACATCATATTGCCAATCGGCTACTACTAGATTGTTATGTTCATCAACAAGAAACGTATTTGTGTTATCTTCGGCTTTGAGCGGTACGTAATACTTGTTCTGAAGTACCATTTCTTCCAATAATGCTAATCGTTGTTCTTGTTCGTTCACATCTCTTTTAGTCGCTTCATGGTCTGTATAAGTGGCTTGTTTTACGTTATCAACGTTTGACAAGCCTACTTGATTTTTTGTTACATTATGTGGATTGTTAGTATTTCTAGCGTGATTGTTTAAATCTACTTTACTAGCTTGTTCCACATCTAAAACATTCCCTAATCCTACTTGAGCTTTTGTTACGTTGTGCGGATTGCTTCGATTATTGACGTGAGCCGATATATCACTGTTATTAGCTTTATTCCTCGTTACTTCGTCGATTTTGTCTGCTAATCCGTCGATATCTGAGACTTGATGACGGTGAGTACGTTCCGCTTTGTCCTCCCATCGTTGAGCATCTTCAGTCCCAATAATATCGTTTGCTCTCCATCGTTTAGCCATTTGTCTTCACCTCCAACTTGTACTTAAATCGTGTACTTGTTTCAATTGGCACGTATAAATCCATACGAGTCAATACTTGAGAGGCACTATCTAGCAATTCGATTTTTGAAACTTCTCTAATACCTTCCGGTACTTGAAAATCAATTAATACATCGTTGTCTGTACGTTGTTTTCTGACCGTTACGATCGACGTATTATTCAATCTTGCTCTATCAATTTTGTTTACGATACTTTCAGCAACGTAATTTGTCATTATGTTTTGAAGCATTAAATGATTACCTCCCTTTCATCACTTTCAAATTCAAGTGGCGTTACTCCGACGATTGCTTTACCAGCTCTAGCAAATTCAAGATTAGATTTGAATAATCGTTCTTTTAGGAATAAATGTTCAGTTGCCGTTGGAACATGAGTATAGCCCATATTCGCCGGTTTAATCGCATTGATTAAAATCACCGACTCTTTAAACAAGCCACTCGTTTCCGCTCCTGACTCCACAAACAATTCCTGTTGAGCAAAATCAACATGAGCCGAGTATTTACCCTCTCCAAACAAATCATCGAGTTTACGAGTTAGAAACCACCACGAAAACGGTGGTCTCATATTAATACGAATTAAAATCCTTTCTCGTCGCCACTCTAATGAGTCATCTCCTCGAGCTAATAAGCCAAACATTTCCTCGTATTTCGTCAAAGTTGGTACATCACATTGCATGATAAATTGGTTATTAATAAATCGTTGTAATGCAAGTCTTCCATCTTTAAAGAGAGGATTTTCAGTCTTCATTAACTCTTTCATATCTTTGATATTGTCGTAATAATCAGGAACGTATTGTTCTAATTTGACTTCTTCTTTCATCGGATAGTCACCGTACCTTTATAAGGTAGTTGTTGTAACTGACCTGTTAACGTTAAAGTGATATCCTGATTGAGATTGTTTAAAGTCATGTTGTCGATATTGGCAATACCATTGATTTGTAAGAGTTTAGCCGATAATTGAGAACGATAAATCTTTGCATGATAAGTATTCACATCGGAATAGTTGCTCCAATTCTTTCTTAATTCTAGAAATTGAGCATCAATCGCCTTTTCAATCGCCGGTTTCACTTGATCTATTTGATATCCCGTGATTAATTCCACTCTAAATGAAATATTGATTGGAAACTTTGTAGCCGTTCCTACTGTTACTCGATGATTAATTGGTGCTAAACCAACGCCTTTACCTGTATACTGCAACGGGTCAAGGATATTCTGTACCTTTTGGATAGTCTCACTTGAAGCCGGATTAAGGTCATTGTCTAATACCACTACCTTAACCGTCCCTGAGCCATTCCACACTGGATAAACCTGTACCGCCCCAACACCGTCAATCTCACGAGTTTTCTGTACATATTCGATAAAATTACCGCCAAACGGCTTTTCATTAACGTAAATCAAGAACCTTTTCCTCAATTCGTCGTCCGTTTCTCTATCTTGTCCGGAAGTGACAATTTCACCAATCGTTGCGACTGCTAAATTACGGTAGTTTTCTAAAGGAAGAATATTCCCAAAGTATCGATTACCGACAACTCCGGCAGTTTCACACTCTACCTCATACTTGCCTACCGTATCAGTCGCTTTAACTACTTTGTAAATCAAAGAAGTATCATCGATTGTGGCAAACCTTGCACCAATTGCCATTGGTACGCCGTGGTGTTCCTCATTTGAGAAAGTAGCGTATCTAATAGCTTTTTTAGCCGGATAACGGTGTAATCCAAATTCTTCAACCTTATAATCTAAGTACTGCCCAATCGCCGTTTGAGGAAACGTGTCCAGTAATAGATTTTTCAAGTCTAAATAAAAACCGGCAAGTTCATAACAAGCCGGTGCTAATGCATCATAAATAATTGAACCCTCTCGAGTATCGATATTTTCGTTAACTCTAGAGAGGGCTTCTTTCATTAAATAATCAAATGTATATTTTTCTAAAAACTCACCTATCATCGATTTTCACGCTCCTTTCGACATTGAATAATCCTGATATGGTATGAACCACAAAAGAACAATGTAAGCTATCTTTACTAATTTGTTGCACCTCAAAATCAGTGACTTTCTGAATTCGAGTATCAACAAGCAAAGCCTGAGTAATTGTTCTTTCTAAGTCTGACTTTACAAAATCATAGTCTTTACCAATGAGTCGTTCTAATTCAACGCCGTAATTGGCAGAATAGATAACCCATTCAAACCGCTCTGTATTCAAAATCTTTTCAACAGCTTGCCTCATAGCTTCTAAGCCGTCAACATAACCATGAATACGCCCGTTATAGACTCGATATGTTTTAGATGGAAGAATGACTTGTTTGATATTTCTGATATCAGGCATTTCATCACATCCTTTGTAATATATAGTATAGTTGTCCGGATTGCCCTTTAATCATTAGAACTTTATCCCCAACTATTAAATCTCGGAAAACTATCCAAAGTTTATTATCGCCCTCGGTGTCTCCAACTCTAAGTTCTTTTACCATTGGACTCAAAACAAGGAAACTTTCAGGTATTTCAAGCTGATTATTGACTTTAACTTTTAAAGGACTTGTTGAAGTTACTGTGCCAAAGACAATATCAGTATTATCTGGATTGTCTGTCATTCCTTTGAGCAATGCTCTTGCTAATAATTCGCCTGCCATCAACTATTCACCGTCCTAAGTTCTAATTCCATAGTGTGAACCTTGCCCCACTTATGAGTACATTTTTTTACAATTGCTAAGCTATTTTTCTCTATTCCCTCGCTCTCCAAATCCTTAAAATCGAGCTGTACACTATTGCCGGCACTAATTCCAATATGACCTAAGCACGGCACTTTGAACGTTTTTTTAGGGAAATTTTTAGCTTTAAGCAACATTTCTGCTTTCTGTTGAATTTGACTCTCATTCATTTTTTCATCGACTTTTTCGTGGAATTGTAATTTCCCCCAAAGTCCAACATTTTTAGAGTCTTGAACAACGTAAACTTCTCTTTTTTTGGTCTTTTTGTTATCTTTTGTCAATTTGACATAGTTGTAACTGTCGTCAATCGAACCCTCAAAATCATAGTCAGTCGCTACTGAGTCATCTCCAATGACTAAATCAGTAACAAGTGAATTTAATGAAATGTGTTCGAGCGTTCCAAAGTTATCACGGATGATATACCACATTCCGCCATGAATTAGTGTTAAATCTAAAGCGTGTTGGATCATAGCAAAATACGTTTTCTTGTCTTCTATCTTTTCCGGACAAGTCCAGTTGCCCTCATCAACAACTTTATACTCTAAATGGTTAATTTCGCATATTTGAGCAAATATTTCGTTGCTTTTTGAGGCTTCAAAAACAATCGTATCTGAGTTTTTTAAGTATCTCATCTGGTCGTAAGCCGTGATTTTCCATTGTTTTTTAGATGAACGTTTCTTTTTGAAGAGTTTCCCGTAAAATATACCTTTATCATCTACTTTGAAGCGGATAATATCGCCATAGTTACACTTAACTTGTTCATCAAGAACCATAGTAAATTCAAACTTACTAGGCTGAAAATCAATAGTAGTTTCCCACTTCAATTCTGTAGCCAAATCCGTAATATCGAACACTTTCCCATCATTTACATCTTGAATAAGTAATTCCATCATAGTACTTGCACCGAACTAGCCGTTACCCAACCACGCCAACCACCATCAAGGGTAGTAACATGGTAAGGATGAGACCCCTCCATATTGATATAATTCACCAACCTAGTAGCATTAGACTCAGTCTGACCGGGTCCCTCTCCGTAACTATCTCGGTGTAATTGACCGTTTACCAGTACTTTACATCCAATTGTTACTTCTTTATTAGTACTAGGCTCTTGTTCTTGTTGCGACTGACTGGCAGTTTCTGTTTTATCTTCAGTTACTTTCTTTTCAATTTTGACAAACCTTGCTTTGAGCATCTTGTATTCCTTAAATTCAATCTGATAATAAACATCTTCATGAATACCGGCTTTTCTGGAATGTTCAAAGGACTCAATCGTTGCTAGGAAGTTAATTCCAACGTCAGAAATAATCAAACGGCAAGGTTCTTTACCATCCATAATCTTTCTAAACATCGATACGTAAGAATCCGGTGCTTGAGCCGTTTTTCCAATAACATAAGACCTGCTTGTATCTCTCGGGAAGAATGATTGAAAATTGACATTAGACAATTTTGGGAAACTCATTTGATTAATTTCACCTAAAGAAATACTATGAGCAATCTCATTATCTGCACTATGCTTAATCTTCAATTCTTCCGGATTGACAGGTATTTGAGTGACTTGTCCTTTATATTCAACATAAATTCCAATTGCTATAATAATCACTCCTTTCAAATAAATTTAGCCCTAATTAAAGGGCTAAACTCTATGCATAACCTAAGTCACTATTGACTAGATTAAATAATGTTTCCTCTACTTTACCAACAATATCATTAATGTCTTGTTCAGTAGCACTGTTGTTAGACTCGTAATGTACACTCACTTGAGGCGTTAACACTTGATAATCAACAACATATTGACGTTCTGCAATATCTCTCATCATCTTGATATCTTCATCTTTCAATTTGATTTCATCTTCAACTTTACCGACATTACCAATGTTTTTGCCTTTACCTAGCTTGTCGCCAACTCCACCACTTCCTGCTCCACTTCCTGGAGCCAAAGCATTTTGTTGGTCGAACTGACGGGCTAAATCGTCGTAATGACCCATGGTATTGGTGAAATCTTTGAATTTTTCGATGGCACTATTACCTATACTTTGAGTAGCATTAAAAGCACTTTCACCTAATTCCATTGGATTGGCAAGATCTAAAAATCCACCTATTTTAGGGTTCATCTTCAAACTTTCTAATGATACATAGTTATCAGGCTCTTCACCGGCACTAAAACTATCAGCAAAACCACGAATAGCATTTCCTACGCTAACTCCTCCACCACTACTGATTTCTGAAATGGTTGATAATGAAAATCCTGGAATGGTATTTAATGCCATGATAATTGCATTAATCCCCCTGATAGCTTTATTTGCTCCATCAATAAATGCCTGACCTATTGCATTACCTACTACACCAGTAGAATCAATTATATTAGCAAAACCATTAAGAATTGTCTTAAATAAATTTACAAATAATCTTTTAGTAGCGTATGTTGAATTTTGAACACGATTTAGAAAAAATTCTGCCAATGTTATCACAAGATTATGCACCATCGCAATAATACTCACGATAGATCGAAACAGCCCCATAAATAAGTTTATAACAATTGCTATCACATCATAAACAATCGTTCCAAACATAACAAAACCGGCAATGATATATGAAATGACATCTAAAGCAGATACGCCAAACATCTCGATTAATAAGATAAGCCCTATCACAATGCCGATAATCACAAGGAACGGTATCAACAATTCCCATGAAGCCAACATCATTGCTATATGAACCCCTATCCAAACAGCACCTAAAACTGCTACTGCAATCGCAACTCCGGATAAGATATTCATGACAATATCAAAGTTATCAATTATCCATGTAACTCCTGTTTTAAACACATTAAATAGCCACAGGGCTACATCAGCTAAGGCAAACATCGCCATTTGAAGTGCTTGCATGACCTTTTGACCCTCAACACTGGATATGAATTGTTGCCATGCTTGTATCAACGGTTGAAAAGCATACATCCCCACGTTCTTAATCTGAGCGATCATATCACTAAAGGTCATTGGTAATCGTGCAAACTCTTCATTTGTCGCAACTGCCGAGCCTAGCAATGCATTTTTTAACGCATCACCGGTTAATTGCCCATTTTTAGCCATTTCTCTTAATTGCCCCACACCTACTCCTAAATGTTGGGCTAATTTTTGAGCAACGAGAGGTGCATTTTCCATCATTGAGTTGAACTCGTCCCCTCTAAGTACTCCAGAGGCTAAAGCTTGAGTAATTTGAAGCGTACCGGCTTTCTGTTGTTCTAAACTTGCACCGCCGAGCTTATAAAGCTTGTTTAATTGCTCAGCAAATGCAATCGCCTCATCATTATTCTTGAATGCTTCTCCAGCCTGAGAACGCAATTTCGCTACCGAGTCAGCCATTTCTGAGAAACCTGACCTCGAGCGGTTTGCTGCCGCCATTAAGCTATCTTGCAATTCTTGACCGGCTTTTGTCCCATCAGCTACTGTATTCAAACGAGCCATTATCTGTATAAACGTATCGGCTTTAGACACCAATCCGCCCATCATAGCTCCAATAGCTCTTAATGCTTGAATAGCAATCTGAAAGTTAAGCAATCTCGACATGCTTGTTAATCTAGACAACATCATTTGACTAGTCGCCAAACCGGCATTTAACCCAGTTGTACCGGCAGTTGGTAAAGTAGAGGGGGCTTTAGGTACGGTAACCTTTGGCACTTGAATTGACCTAGAGGCAGTCATACCTAAACGGCGTAAACTAGCATCTAACTCACGTACTCTAGTAGTAGATTGGTTAAATCGTTCAAACTGATTGATTGTTCTATCAATAGAATTCCCTACTCTATTCAACGTACTAGAGAACTTATCTTTTAATACTAAAGATTGTTCTAAAGTTGCCATTATCTTCTTCTGCCCCTCCTTGCTTTACTTTCCATTTTCTTTTGTTCTTTTTCTTCAGCTTCCCTATAGACATCGATAAAAGCGTAAATCATCGCCTTTTCTCGTCGAGGAAGGCTATCAAAAAAGGATGGTGTCCACCTAAACTTATGCAAAGCGTAATATGCATAATTTAACTCGGCGTCGCCATCCATTAGTCGTTTTTTACTTCTTCTACTAGATCATTCACATCTTCATCAAAACCATTGATTGATTTGATTTCTTCACCTAACGTTGCATACTCTCCGACACGTAACATCTTTTTCAATGTTTTGATTGCATCGCCAGTTGTCCCATAAGCCTCTTGTAACTCTGCATTATGCAAATCAGGAGTTACCACGCATTCAATAATTAAACTGTCAACGTATTTGTCTTGATTGAACTCAGGAATTGTAATCCCTTGACGATTTTTAGTTTTACGAGTTGCACGTTTCTTTAATTCGTCGTTTAAACTTTCGTCAATACTTCGGATGACAAAAGGTGATTTGAAACGTTTGAAGTGTACTTCTTTCGTTTCATCTTGTTGAACGTTTGTTAATAAAAAATCTTGAATACTCATTAATTTTTCCTCTTTCCTTTACAAATTTACCCTAAAGTTGGTGTTTTGAAGCTTTCTAGTAAATCAACATCTTCAAATGTGAAGTTAACTTCTTCTTCTAATAACTCATCTTCAACATTTAAATTGCCCATTACTACTTCATCTAAGTTACATTCTCTTAAAATAGTAGTTTGACGACCAATTGAACTTGTAGCATCGTCATTCGTAATCTGAATATCAAAGAACGTATCTCGTCCGTTTTTCATATAATCTAACATCATTTGTTTAAATTGTGACGTTACACCGTAAATCGTCATCTTACCCTCGCCCTCAAAGCCTGTTGATTTGTTTTGAGTGCCTCGACGGTTCAGTGTACGTACTTTTTCTTTTTGTTTTTTAACAGTGGCTTTTAATTCTTTCACATAAAACATGAATTCGTTACGACCGTTGATTTGAATAAACGCCGTACCCTCTTGACCACTGATAACGTCACGACCTTTTAAGTAAGCCATTTATATTCCCCCTTTACTCTACCACGACAGTCATGTAAAGTTTTTCCATACTGTCGATTGGTTGAACTTTTACATTGACAACAATTGCGTCTTTGTCTTCGCCTTTTATTACTTCGATATCGTCAACCACAAAGTTTTCAATAGCTCCACGAGCTTCTAAATCTCGGAAGTATTTAATACGATTTGCCTTGAAGGCTTGTCGTCCATCTTCATTGTTGTTTACTTTACCTAGGAAGAATTCGGTAAAGGCGTAATGAGTGTCATTTACGATATCATCAAGAGTACGTAATACACGGTTTTTCTTGAAGAACTCGTTTTTCTCGATCGTGAATGATACTAATGAGTTAATATCTTGTTCTACGACTGCACGACCTTTTTTATAAGTGAATACAAACTTACCTTTTAGTAAGGCATCGATTGTTTCTGTATGAGTCAACTTACCGTCAACATCTACTGAGTCATCGTATTTTGCATACGTTAATGATTTTTCGATACCGGCACTAGCACTGGCACTAGCTACCCATACAGTCGCTTTTGTTTTGTCAATAACAGTGCCGTCAGATAAAATAACGCCGTTTGATACGTTAATTACTGCCTCGTTATCTGCTTCAGAGTCAGCAATGACTAACTGAGCATTTTTGCCCTCATCTTCACGCATACGTTTGATGAAGTTAATTCCAGCTTTCTTAATCGTATTGTCGCTTGTTGGTAAAGCTAAATAGTTGAAATCAGCAGTTTCTAATGCTTTGAAGTAATCTGTATAGTCGCTTGAGCTTACAGTACCGTTAGTACCGCCTGTTAATTTCGCTCCGGCTACTTCAGTAAGTGTTCCTGTTCCAGAAAACTCTACTAATGCATTAGGTTTCAATTCATCTAATGTTTTAACTGTTTGACTGTTAATCTCTACCGTGTCTAGGAACGTTAATACATCAAATGCACTTGAGTTATCCACGTTCACTCGAACAGTAACCGTGATATCATTACCACGAACACCACCGTAACGAGCTTGAACAGTTACGTTCTCTCCTAAGGTTGCATTAGCTTTTTCACCGCTGTTTAAACGATATAAAAGCACTTCACTCGAGCGTTTAAATGCTTCATTCAATAGCAATAGCTCCTTCGCTTCTAATTCGTACCCTAATTTCTTGAATAAGTCGTCTCCACGACGGATTTTCATCAACTTTTTAGACTCTCCAAAATTCAATTCAAGTGGAAAAGTCGCAATCCCATCGCCATTAGGTCTACGAGTATTGACATTCTTTGACTTTACGTTAATGTAAGCCCCTGGTCTCACTTTGTTTTGTGTTTTCCAAATTCCGCCTGCCATTAACCAATCACCCTTTCTTTTTCAATTTCTAATAATTCTCTTGTTTCTTCTAACGTGTACAATCCATCCTTTTTCAGAATTGCCGGAATCATATCTTTTTCAATATTCGTAAATTCTGAACTCATAAGAATGCTTTCTACGCTATATCTCACGCTATTTACTTGTTCTTCGTTCATCTTTCAACTCTCCCTCCACTCGTTTTAAAACTCGTTGTTTCACTTCTTCGATATCTTCTTTAAGTCTTGTTGTCGCCGTAAAAGCGTAATGTAATACGTTGTCTACTACTTCAAACTCTTTGTTGAAAATATGAATCTCAGGTAATCTATTCATCTTGCAACTCAATTCATCGAGCATTTCGTAACAAGAACTAGCTTTGTGTTTCTTCGGATAATAAGAAATCACTACTTGACTAGTAGTAAGTACATAGTGATGAGGTTCAGATTTGAATTTCGAACTAATTACATGTATAAAAAAACAAGGTTCTTCAAAACCTTGTTCAACATCATCAATTCTTATTGGTATATCGGGATATAACCCATCTAAAAATGTAGCTATCTCATCGATTAGATGATATTCATTTTTATTCATTCAACATCATCACCTTTCTTAAGTACTCTCTAAATTTCGCATTAATCCGGATAGGCATTCTCTGCCCAACTTCACTCACGGAAGCCCTCAACATAAATCTGCCTCGAACTCTGCCACCGTTCCTTGTTCTATGACCCCATTCAACATGTTTTGCATAGTAAACATTATTGTAAACATCTTGCTTGTACGTATTTCCAGAATGCTCTACCTTGCTCTTTTTCCATCCTTTTTGTAATGTTCCACCTTGTTTTCCGTGATAACTAGCCCAAAACTTAACGTGCTTCCCATCTTTAGTAGTAAACTCTACCCAATGGTCTTGATATACCCCTACTGGCGTACGTTCAATTACCGTCTTCTTGAGCTTTGTGCCCTCTTCATTCAAGGCTTTCTTCATCATGTTGCTAACCGCTTGAGGTGCTGTATTCTTGTGGTACTGCCTTGCAAAATTAGCAAAATTACTAAAATCTAAATAGGCTCTACTCATTACGATTTTCCTTTCAAGTTGATTGCAATTTCTTGATGGTGCCAATATTGATTGATAGGCACATTTGACCGTTCATATACTTTGATATGACCGTTTCTATCTGTTATTTCGATTTTACATCCGGCTGGAATATCATGCTCTAAGCCACAAAATAACTTCATATCATATCCATTTGCTTGATAATCAGTACCATTAGTGGACTTATTACCATTTTGAGAGATACGACAAGGTGCATTCTCAAATAAAACAACTTCTCTTTGACTTGTTATCCCTTTGTTTTTCTCCTTAACGTACCCTGTAACCGTCATTTTTGAGTCGTATAAGAAGTCAAAGGGCGATTTTTTATTCATCATAGTAATTTACGATAACGATACAAACTAGTTTTAAATTGCGACAATTGGGACGGTGCTTGTCTAATAGCTTGTATCATTTCAAAAGGACTAGATTTGGCAATGGTAGTATCACCCATCGTTACTGATTTGATATTGAAATCATCGGTATCAGTTAGATCTAACACCTTTGCTTTCGTTGTCGCATCTTCAATGTATCGATTTGTCATATCTACCCATACCATTTCTAGTCCTTTAGGAACTTCCTCATCATGAATAAAATTTAAAATATCTTCTTCAGCACGTTTTAAAGCGTGGAATAGTACATTCTCGTCAATGGTGTTGATATCGTTACGCAAAGAAACAAGATAATTTACCAATCTTTCTTCATTCTCTGTCATATCATCCAAAATCATATCAACACCTCATTTCTACGCAATTTTATGGTTAATAGCGATAATACCAACATTTTTAGGCTCGTAAACACGTACCCAGTTTTTGATATTTTCTAAGTCGCTGTTAGATGGTGTAATATTTCCTGGAGTTACTTGAGTGTTTGTCCATTTAACACCGTAAGGGTGTAATACTAAGGCTTGACGAGTGTAAATCATGTCGTTACCTTTCGCATGGTCACGCGCAACCTCAAACGTTGTTAAGCCTTCTGGTGTACCAGTATTACGACCAAAAGCACCTTGACGGAACAAGTAAGTTTTATAAACGCCTTTTGCATCCGGTTTAATACCATCATCCACGATTACTCGATAACCTAAATAAGTAGCAAAACCAGTATTAGCCTCTGTTGGTTGGATATATTGGATTAAGTTATCTTTTTGTAATTTAGTGTATACTGCAGAGTGCATTGCAATTGCTACAATCTGTCCAGCATAGTCGCCTAATAATTGTTTTGCATCTAATACCATTCCGGCATCAAGCACTTTAGTAGAGGCATCTAATACGTGAGTATCGTATAACGTACCTTTCGTTGTATCTTCAGCTTTGTTAAATAGACCCCCTAAAACTGATAGCAATACTTTTTGTTCTTGACGTAACCAATAAGCACCAATACGAGATAAAATAGCTTTTACTGGATCACTACCAGCAACCACACCGGCTAGCTCATTAGCACCCCATCCACGTCCACGATAAAGAACGCAAGCATTGTCGGCACCGGCAACGATTTTGCCTGTTTCTAAGGCTTTATCTCCGTCGCCTAACACTTCAGAGTCGCCTGTTAAATCATTCCAAAAAGGCATATGGACTTGTAATCCACCGGCTGTAATATTTGTTGAAACTCGTTCGTCAGCTACTGCAATTCCACTCTGAATAAAAGCAGAATGCTCAGTAGTATATTGTTGCATATATGCGTTGAACACCTCAGGCGTTACAACGTCTAAAATTTTAGTTAATTCCATATTTATTCATCTCCACTTTCTTTTTTAGCTCTCAAGAATTCAGTCAAATTGAAATCTTTTTTCTTCATTTCATCGGCTAATGTTCCCACACCACTTTGGGCATTATTGCCACCAGTAGGCGTATAATTAGCCTGTTTGTCGCCATTAAATAAAAATGGTCGGCTTTCTTTTTGTTCTGAAATCTGTTTCGTTAGACCACTTAACTTCCCATCTTTCAGCTCCACCGCGTCTTTATTAATAATGGTTTTGAGTAACTCAACATCACGTACACCGGACTTTGCCAATTCAGCTTCAATTAGTCTGTCCTTTTGTTCGTTTGCTAGTTTCTCTGCCCATGCTAGATTGTCTTCTTGATACTTTTGCTGCAAGGCTTCAAATTGTTCTTTAAAACCGTCCGCATCAATTTTTGCATTCTTCAAACTCTCTAAATCGGCGTCTCGTTGTGTCAGCTGTCCACGCAAATTCTCCAATTCAGCAGTATTTTTCTCGGCTTCATCCTTAAAACGTTGGATATCAGCACCGTTTAACGCAAAGATTTGATTGATTTGTTCATCATTCAAACCTAGTTTTTCTAGCTGTTCTTTCTTCATAATTTCTCCTTTCACGCTAAGCTTTTTTAGGTGTTCTCTATCACCAGTCGCCTCTGCCTTGTTAGGACTGCAGATTGTCCAATATTTAAACCTTTTTACGCCTTGCTCAGGGCAAACAAAAAAGCAACCATTAATTAAAATGATTGCTTCTTATTGTTCTTTTTTAGTTAAATTTAGGGCATAAAAAAAGCACTCTAAAGAGTGCTAAATTACTTCTATATGTTTAATTTCATTTTCACTAAACCCAACATAAGGATGTTTATCCGTCGATATGGTAATTTCATCGTATAATTCCTCTTCCGTATCTAGTTTTCCGGTAAAAGTATTACAATATCCTTCCCAAACGTGACCATCAATATAAGTTATCCTAACATTTTTATCTAAATATTGTTCTAAATGCATGCTTTATCTCCCTCCTCTTGTTGGCACTATGTGAGTTCTATTTTTTGAATGATGAATTTTAATAGCTGTTACCTCTACTCCATCAGAACCATTAATTCCGACAGGATAACCTAATTCTACGAATTCTTTATTCGTTCTTCGACCTCTACCATCTATCTCAATACTCCCTGTACCATGATATTTGTTAAACAACTCTTGAGCATCAAAAGAGTTATAAATATAAGATTTTCCATCTATTCTTGTCGCTTCTATATGAGGTGATTGCTTTTCGGGATTAATCGTAACTCCCCAATCTCCATTATTTATCTTTTTAGCAACAAAAACTCTATCTTTTAAACGCTCATACCTTTCATCATTATTATACTTCAAATCATAGAACTCAGCAAAGGTTTTAGGCATATTTTCCTTACCTAAAATTTGTCTAAACTCAATAAATTGTGCTTTAGTAGTTTTTACTCGTTGCTTTTCTAAACGTTCAGCGTTCAACTTGTCATCAATTGCATAAATACCATGCTTATCCAGTTGTTGCTGTCTCCACTGCTCGTAAGTAGTACCTTTTTTAACGTTGTACGTTTTTCCAGTTACAACATCTTTCGCCGTTCTAGATCCAACATCTTCAATAGCCGGTACAGTAGTACATCGGCAGTGAGGGTGCATAGTTGGATAATTAATACCCCGTTTAGCATCTTTCACTTTGAATATTTTACCGTCTAACTCACCACAAATAGGGCATGTATGAACTTCTAACGTTGCTAGATACTTGTATCTTTTAACATTATCATCTTCATACTCTGCCATAGTTGCCTCAGCTTGAATATTATTCGTTTCCGTTTGAAGTACTGTAACTGCTCTTTGTCTAGCTACTTGAAATTCAACTGCTAATACTTTCGCATTGTCTGACGGCGGTATGTCTCTCGCTAATGAGTCTCGAACAAGATGCTCCACCTTACCAACCACTCTATCCATATTTAAGCCCCAAATACGCTCTGAAAATCGTTTACCGTCAAATGTTCTTGAAATAATATCATCAATTACATTTTCATCTAGCCGTTCAGGTTTTATTACTGGCTCTTTACCAGTTTCTTTCGCATATTTAAACTTTCGCTCTAAATAAGTTTCTTGATACGTCCCTTTTAAATGCATCTCAATTTTATGATTGACTTTTTCCGTTACATCAATCATTGTCATCTTGTTTTCAGTCGTCAACGCTTCAATTCTCGTTAGATTAGCAGATACTTCTACTTTATCCTCGTGTTCCGGATATTTTTTCTTGAATTTCTCCACATTATTAAAGAATTCTTTCTTTTCTCCAAAACTTAAAACAAAGTTTGCTAAAAACAAAGGTAATTTACCCTCTTTTGCATACTTCTCACTAAACGCTGTTATTCGCTCTGTAATCGTTTTGTACGCTCTTTGGTATATTTCATCAATATAACGTTCTAAACTCTCTAGAGTATCGATTTTTTCAATCTCAGCTAACAATAAGCTCTTTTCATGTTCACTAAGGTTTTCTAATGAATTGATGAAGTCAATCTTTTCTTGTTTCGTAAGCTTTCTACTCATTGATTACATCTTCTTTAGACTGCATTAACTGCATTTCGTACATACGTTCAGTTTGTTTTTGCTCATCTTCTTCTAGTAAACGTAATTCATCTTCCCAATCCTCAACGATTGGATTAGATTTTGCGATATTTTTTCTAGAAGTAATAGCAGATAATGAAGAAACGACTTGAGCCATCTCTGTATCATTATTGATACTGTTTCTTGTCCATGTTTGCTTGATTTTAACATCTTCTTTAGCTCCTAAATACTTCAAAATAAGTTTAACAAGAGTAGCGTAACCACTTCTAAACTGAGTTTCCATATTCCCTACTTTCAATTCAAGCAGTGAATACAAGAAATTCAAAGCAACGCCTGAGCTATTGCCCAACTTATCAGTTTCCGGATTAACTCCTTGACCGCTAATGAAGATTTGTTGTTTCGTTCTCTCTAGAATTAACGTTCGTGCCTCTGCTGGAATATCAATTGCTAGAGTCGTTACGTTCGACTGGTCGCCCGTTCCATCATTCTCCATTTTAATCAGCTTGTACTGCTTCAAATCTTGCAAGAACTCTTGTTTATCTTGTCCACCATAATTGGTTAAAACAAAGATAACTTCCTGTACATCGTCCGTATCGTTCACAAAACCACTGTACACTTTATCGTAAACATCGACTAAGTCCTTGATAGGCTTCAAGTCGTCCGTTTCTAACTCATTATTTTTAAATGGAATAAACGGCACTACACCAAAATCGTGAGTAAACGTACTTGAAACGCTACTTTCTCCATTAATTGAGTCTGTATACATGATTGAGTTGTACTCTTCCAATGTTTCAAGGGACTTCCCTTTCTCATGACGGTAAGTAGTACACTCTTTATCGTTCCAATACTCATATACTGTATAGACAAGCCCATTTGTTTCATCAATCGTGTTGTACGTTCTTAATACGCCTAGCAATTTCTTATCTAATGAACGTGAGTAAATTGGAATAATCTCCTTGCTATCAACGCAAGCATACTTAAATTGACGAGTTTCAGCATCAATCCATACATGAAGCCACGCCACACCGGCATTACCGGCATTTAAGCACAACTGTTTACTAATACGTTCGTAATCATCGCCTAATACGTCAACAATCGCATCGTTTAAATTCTTATCATCAACGTCAAAGGTCGGTGGATAAGTTAATGCATAAGCCTTTTTCTGATCTAATAGCAATTGGTGCCAACTATGACTAATACGATTATCAGCATTTCGCATTGCGTTTTGTTCGTCTTTCTTCTCGTTTTCGTCATTCTTTCTATCTGCCGGTCGTCGTTTACGCTTAATATCATTCTCATTCAAATAATATAATTCCGCTTTTCTGACCTTTGATATAAATTGACGGTGTTTAGAAATTAAATTGCTAATAACCTTTTTCAATACATCTATTTCCAAACTTCCATACCTCCAGTTTTGAACAGTACCGTAAAGCAAAAATAACGCAAAGCATCCATCGCATGGTCGTGTTGCTTCACTGGCTTATCTTCACCATGCAATGAAGCTTTCTCGTCCCATACATAAGAATGAAACTCCTTTAACGTATTCTTACAATCTTCATGTACTGCTATTTTGTTTAAATTCAGCAATGTTCCAACAAATCGTATTCCCTCAAGAACATTGTTTCTTGCTTTCTTAATCTGATACCCACGCTTTTTCAATTCAGCAATGAAAGAAGAAGCCGACGGGTCAATAATGATTTTGTCTATCTTTGTATCGCCTAGCCACGCTTCAAAATCGTCAGCATATTCACTGTTTGTCTTTTGTACGTGTTCATCTCTACCTGAATAGTAATATTCTCTTGTTAAGTAGTACTTACCAGTTATATCTTTTTCCCATAACAAAAAAACGGTAGCGTTCTGCATACCGTAATCGACTGAAACGTATTTATGTTTAGGCACTAACTCAGGTAACTCATTTACAACATGTTCTTCTTTTCTAAACATATCGTAAACAATTCCCTCGGCAATCGTCCATAACCCCTGTATATACCTTTGATAGAATACGCCATGGTACTGGCTTCTATAACGTGCTTTGATATTTTCTGCAAGTGATAAGTTATCATCCATATCAAAATGTAAGTAGACTAACTTCTTTTCTTGAGCCTTATCTATCCAACTTGTTTTAAACCAGTGATAAGGGCTGTCCGGATTACAATTGAACCACCATTTAGAACCAGTGACTGAACAACGCCCTGTCCCTTGATTGACGAACGACTCAGGCATTAACGCTACTTCATCAAAGAATATACCTGCTAATGTAATCCCTTGAATTAGATCTTGAGAACTCTCATCTCTACCGCCAAAAATATAAAAATCATTGGTAACATTACCTTTTCTAATCTCTAGTAAATTATCTGTACGATGATAGTAGTAACTAAAGCCTCTTGCATCTAACATAACAAGTAAAAACTTCAGTACGTTACGATTAAATGAGCCAATTGTTTTGCCACACATCGCAAAGTTTTGATTATTAAATGTTGTCATTGCCCAAATAATAAACGCCAAACTCATTGAAACAGTTTTACCTGAACGGATAGCTCCATCCGCAATAATCCCCTCAGATTGATAAACTGGTGAATTATCTAGCCACCACGTAAGTACCTTTTTCTGTTTAATGCTAAACGGTTGAAATTTAAACAGTTGTTGTTTTTTTATTCGTGCCATGTTTCTCCAACTGCTCCTTTCAACGCATCAACAAAGCCGTCGTCATATACTTCTTCATCGATACCCTCGCCTAACATCATAGCCTTACGTTGATTTTCTAGCTTCAATGCTCTAATACGTTCTTTTTGCTCTTGCTTATCAAGTTTATCTTTAGCAACTTGATTGTCTGTTCGTTCAATTAGCTCTACTGCTCTCAAATCGCCTTTCATCGCTTTCTGTACAGTCATCAAAGCTATTGCCATTTCGTTTGTATTGTCATAGCCCATCGTTTCTAACATTTCGGCTAATTGTTGATTTTGAACTTTAGAACTCAAGACTATTTCTAACGCCTTTTTAAATTCCGCTTTTTTTCTTCTTGCTTTTCCGGATGCAATACCACCTTTAGTTGTGATTTCTCGGAGTTCGCTCGGAGTTCGTTCTGAATTTTTGATTAAGTTTTTTTCATTCGCCATCGCCCCACTTCCTTACAAATTAATCTAACCATTTATTAGCGTTAATATATTTAATATTTTCACTCAACATCTTTTCTAATTTCTTTTTCATAAATTCTCCCTTTCAAACACAAAAAAGCGTTGAAAATCATCAACGCTAATCTACTGAGACAATAGGAGTCGAACCTATCCGTAAACGTATAAAACGGGCAATCCGTTGCTATCTCAAACCAAAAAATATATAACCTTAAAATATAAGGTCGTTACAAATGTTTCCGCAAATGTAACTGAGAGGTGTAAGCCTATTATGCATATCCCAATACCGTATTTCAGGTATTAAATAAAATAACTGGACTCGAACCAGTACCTACTTTCCAGTCGCTCTTCCAAATTAAGCTATATTCCGGCACATACACAAAACTAGCAACCGATGCACAAATAGATTGGGAATTTTAACCAGAAATTTAAAGGAGTTTTAATCAACAATTCATAAACAAATAACTTTCCGATTGCTAGTTTTCTATATGTATTAATGGAAACGGGAGGGAAAAATTATCAAAAAACCTCCCTATTCCACACTACTATAGTAACTCTTTCTCTCTAGCTTCTCCTTGCAACTTTCTAGCAAGTTCCTAGCAGTTTACTTCGTAAGTTCTCCCAAATCAAGCAGTAATTCATCTATGTTTAGTCCACCTTCAAACACTAATAGCGAACCGTTGCAAAAGCATTCCGCAAAATACAATAAACCTCGTTCTAGCTCTCTATAAAACTCTGATTCTGATATATCTAGCGTCACATAGATTGCTATATCACTATCATAATACTTACAATATTTCATAATTAAGATTTGTCTTAAATAAGCATTACTCATTCTATTAATGGCTTTCTCGATATCTTCCACCATTTTTTGAGCCGTTAACTTTCTCTCAATATGCTTTTCCAACGACTTATTCACTGCTCCCGTGTAAGAACGTGGCTCAAACGAGTACGTTGCGGTTACTTTTGATACATATTCTTCACCAGCTATTTTCTTCAACTGCTTGTATGCAGATAACATCATTACGACTTTTTCTTTTGTCGCCCTTTTATCTAATTTTCTAACCAAAATTGTAGCCACTCCCCTATCTAAATGGTATAATTTAACTAATCTAACAAGTTGCCACTTTCGATACGGGAGTGGTATTTTTTTATTGCACTAATTCGTCTAATAAATCAATCTGAAATCCACTAAATGCACATTCAATACTATTATTTTTCGTTACTATTACTACTGGTAACCTTTTACAGCCACTTGCTTTTATTTGCTCTAATGCTTCCTCGTTCTCTTCCACATTCATCTCTTCAAATTCCGCGTTGTGTTGTTTTAGAAATTCCTTTGTCATTTCACATTGAACACAATTATGCTTGCTATATACTTTTATCATTATTGAACCTCATCTATACAATTCTTCTATATTAATTTTTTCATCTTCTAATTCTAAATCAATGGTTGGGTCAATAGCTTCTCCCGAACCGCTCCTATAGATTGTTGACATTTCAGCAATTTCATTCAATAAAATTTGAAATCTACCCATAAAATCTTTAGTAGTTTCCTCCCAAAGTTCTTCTTTAATATCACCATCATTAAACCCCAATTCATCCTCAATATACGAATAAATTAGCTCTAGCATTTCATCAGCATATAACGTCACCTTAATTTCATTTGGTACTTCATGAAATTTTCTGTCATCAAACGACATACTATTCCATTTTTCTTTAATTTCTTTAGTTTTGATAAAATCTTGAGTATCTGTATTAAATAATTCTTCACATTTTACATCATTTATACTAATCATTCTTCCACCTCTTCTAAATCAATTGTTGGGTCAATTTTATCAGCTATTCTTACAAACTTGGCAGAAGGAAATTTACAAATTTCATCTAATATTTTTTGAAATCTCTTCACAAAATCATCTGTTGTATCATTCAATAATCCAAGATACATGTCTTCAACGTCATAATTATCTTCTAATTGTTCAAATAAATCGTCCAACACTCTTGTAGCATTTATATGAATTCTATCATTGTTCGTAGTAAAATACTTACTTCTTTCTTGTTCACTCATACTGTTCCAACACTTTTTGACATCTTCAGTAAATTCACTATTGCTGCCGTTCCATAAAAATTCGCAATCTACATCATTTATACTTATCATTGTTCCACCTACTTACTTTCTGTAATTTTAAACGGAAGTATGCTTTCAGGCATATAGTTGATTTCATACTTGTATTGATCAACTGCTGCCCCTTCTAAATCTTCCACAACATACATATTCCAGTTCGTTAATTTAATAATATGTTTTTTGTATTTATCTTTATCCGTTTCTACAACCACTGTTAACGTACTCGTGGACTCTTTACTACTAGTATTGTCGTAAATTGAAATTCTACCAATCACTTCAAATTCCACTTTATCCGTCCGTGTATTAATAACTGCAACACGTCTAACAACATTAAAATTGTCTGCTTCTTTTGAAATGTTATGGGACACTTTACCTGCTTCTGTACATGACGCAAGCAAGATTGTTAATAATGTTAACAATAATATTAATTTTTTATTCATATTCTGCCTCCACATATAATCGTTTAATCTCATCGCCAAATAATTCGATTGCACGTTCTGCGTCATCGCAATTTTTAAAATATCCGAACATGCTAAAAGCGTCAAAAAACATATTAGAAAAAACACACAACCTAAGATTTGCATACTGTAAGAATATATAATATTTAGCTTTCTCCGATTCTGGTTTCCAATCACCATTACACTTATCTCTAAATTGTCTAAACCGTGTTAACAATGCACGTTTATCGCGTTCGCGTTCTGCTTCCTGTTTAGTTTTGAAAGCATTACCTTGAGAATATCTTGTAGTATCAAAAATATGATTATTCCACATAGAACTGATTACATTGCCATTAAGACTAATCGTAAAATAATTTTCATTTTCTGCAAAAGGATATTCAAACTCTTCTTCAACTTCCGATTTCAATTGCTCATACAAAGATTTCAACTTATCCATTTCTTCTACGATAGATTGATTACCGTCTACTATCTTACCTAGTTCTTTTATCAATTCGTTTAATTCTTTACTCATTTCAATTCCTCCACGTATAAGCGTTTAATCTCATCACCGAACAACTCTATAGCACGCTTGCAATCATCTTCGTTTTTAAAATATCCAAACAGTATAAACAAATCTCCTTTTGTACAAGAAGTTGCCGTATAGCTTTTACTTTCTGCCAAATATCCAATAAAATATTTACGTTCTTGGTGATTAATCCATTCTGGTTTCCACTCTCCATTACATTTGTCACGGAATTGTCTAAACCGTGTCAATAATGCACGTTTATCACGTTCACGTATTGCTTCCTGTTCAGTTTTGAAAATATGCCCTTGCTCATATCTTTTAGTGTCAAATTCAATGCCTGTCCACGGAAGATGATTTATTCCACCCTTAACACCAACTGACCAATATTCTTCTTTGTCTTCAAACGGATATTCAAACTCTTCATTTTTCTTTGCTTGTTTTAACTTTTCTATCTCTTTCATCAATTCTTTTACTTTTTCTTCTAATTCCTGAACACTACTCATTTCTATTCCTCCAAATAATCGTTTGATTTCATCGCCGAACAGTTCGATTGCATGTTTAGCGTCCTCAGTATTTTTGAAACATCCAAAACTTTCAAAAGGTTGCACATACACATACAAATTCAATACCAATTCACCGGACTCATGATTAAACAAAACACAAAATTTATCTTCAGACTTATCTTCCCAATCTGGCTTCCAGGCTCCATTACACTTGTCTCTAAATTGTCTAAATTTAGTTAGCAAGATACGTCTGTCTCGTTCTTTTTCTGCTTCTTGTTTTGTTTTAAATACATTTCCTTGATAGCTTTTATTTTCATCTCGTATACTACCTATCCAAAAACCCTCTTTTATCTCGCCAAAAGCTGTTAAAAAATAATACGTATCATGATATCCCACTGGAAATTTAAAACTCTCTTTCTGCTTCTTAAGCTCCAATTCTTTTTGCAAGTCTTGAATCTGTTTTTCTAGTTCTTCAACTGTACTCATTTTGTCCACTCCTCATACTAAAATAGTGATTTTCTTTGACGAATCAAATGTCCATACAACCGTCGAATCTCATCTTCAAATAACTCAAGAGCTTTATTCCCATCTTCCCATGTTTGAAAATATCCAAACGTGGCAAATTTTAATTCATAAGAAGATGAGCTTTTAACTTCCCAACGTCCATCATCTCCATCAAATTGGATACAATACTTATCGCGATAACCATCGTAAAAATCTGGTGTCCAACTTCCGTTGCACTTATCTCTAAATTGATTAAATCTCACTAGCAATTTACGCTTATCTCTTTCGTTTTCAGCTTCTTCTTGAGTCACGAATAAATTATTTTGACAAAACTGTTCTTTCTGAATATCCTCATTCAGCCATGTACCTTTTTCAATAAAACCTGTAGGGTTTAACAACCAACAATCTTGATTGAGTTCAAACGGATAGCTAACATTAGCTTCTCTTTCTTCCGTTTGAGCTTTTTCTAATTCCGAGCGTAAGCTAGCAAGTTTTGATTCTGTATTACTAATATGTTTTTGAATTTCTTCTACTCTACTCATTTTTATTCCTCCACGTACAAACGTTTGATTTCGTCGCCAAATAGATCGATAGCCCTTAAACAATCTTCTTCGTTTTTAAAATAGCCAAATGGGGTAAAGCTATTATATTCTGCATGAACATTACTGAAAATTTGTACATCATTATAATCATGATAAACAGAGGAAATAAAATACTTTTCCGTTTCTGAATCTGTCCAATCAGGCTTCCAACCTCGATTGCATTTATTTCTAAATTGTTTGAAGCGTGTTAACAACTCACGTCTGTCACGTTCTTTTTCTGCTTCTTCTTTTCTTTTAAAAACATTTCCTTGTCGGTAATATTGCTTATCCAAATAATGATTCCTCCACCAATTCCCTGCAATACCACCATTAGTGTCCAAATACAAATAACCTTCATCACTTTCAAAAGGATATTCAAGTTCATTTGAATTTTGTCTCTCAAATTCCAACTCTTTCTGCAACTCTTGCATTCGCTTTTTAATCTCTTCTATTTTACTCATATCCATCACTCCATTCATCGCTATATTCTTCAATCTCTTCTTCAGTCAGTACACCATCATCTATCTTCTTGTTATAAGCCACTAGCTTTTCTAAAAACGCTTGTCTAATTTTGTAACGTTCCTTATCCAAAAACTCAACACAAGTGTTTGTTACTTGCAAACAATCGTCCACGCTAGCAATATTAAAATTTATAGTAACTTCTGCGGTATGCTCAAACGCCTTATAACATCTCGGACACGTTGCAAAGCCTTCATCCATAATCCCATCTGACGTATCATAAACATCATCAATTGAAAGTTCTTCACGACAATATGGACATCTATCCCAAGCAAACATTATATTCACCTCTCACTATATATTTACTAATTTCTTTGTTCTTTTTAGACTAGATAACCAACGTTTTTTTGTTCTCAACTCATCAATCCAATCAGTAAATTCAACGTTGCAAAAATTTTTAGTAAGGAATATTTCGTTGATAAATCTGATTTTCGTCTTGTAACTTTTGTGATTTTCTACTCCAACTAGATCGAACAAATCATTCAAATCAATCTCAATCAACTGTTTCATATCTTTATTCATTTGTTCTATCCCGACTTCTTCAATTTTTTCATCAGTAAAGCCTAGAAATTTAGCAAAATCGATATAGTTAATCGTGATTGTGTATTCATATTTTGGCAATCGTTCTTCAATGTATTTTGCTATAGTCATTTTCTTCACCTCACAATATTCTTGTTATCCAATCATCATTATTTCTAAGAAATAAGCTTTCTTTCGTGAAAATCACTTTTATAACATCGTCATCAACAATAATTTCAGAAACAATGTTAACTCCATTAAAAATGAAATCTAACACTGGAAAGTGAGAGTATGGAGTTATTTGTGTATGAAAATAATAACATCTCATTAATCTATGAAGTTGCAAACAAATAGCTTCATCAAAATCTCTATCATTTTTCAAACCTGCCCATTTAATATAATCATGAATCTTAAATTCAATTTCTAACTTATCTTTTCCAGCAAGGTGTTCAATGTAATTAATTATGCTCATTTTGTAATCTCCATAAATTCCGCAATTTTCACTAACCAATCTTCTTGTACACGTTCTGTTTTTATCCATTCGCAAAATTCAACTATAATCACTGTTCCTATTATCGTAAATGACGGAATAATTCTAGAGTATCTTGTTAACGGCACAATTGACGATTCCGATTCAATTACGCTTAAATAGTTCATTAATCCGTGTAGTTTATCAGTCACATCTTCTAATACATCTTCTATTTGTTCGAACGGAATCCCCGCCCATTCCATATATTCTGTAACAGGAAAACTGACTGACAACTTATCTTCCACTGCTATTTCTTGTAAGAATCTTATAAATGTTTTATCTTTCATTCTTCCATCATTCCTTTCAGAGATTTTGGTAACTCGTTTACAAAATATACACGATCATCCACACTAATTCCCCATTGAAATGTATCATCTACCATATTCATTGGAGTAATCATCTTGATTTCATTAAGATTAATAAACATAATCCCAAATCTATTATCGTTTATTTTTACAAACATCACGTTTTGTTTTTCTTTTCCTTCTTTTCCGAGTAATTCTTCTACAGATATTCCAGCTAAAAACGCAATACGTTTCAAGTTTGATATTTTAGGAGTCATCTTATCATTCTCCCAGTTACATACAGTCGATGTAGCCGTATTTAACGTTTTAGCAAATTCCTCTTGTGTCATTCTTAATTCTGCCCGTAATATTCTAATGCGATTGCCTATAGTCATTTCATATCACCTCTTAGTAATTTCCTAGTCTTTTATGTCCTTTTCTTCCGTGATTTCTTCTGTTATCGTCATACAACGAGTGTTTTACTATCTCGCCAGTTTTCTTATTTTTAACTCGTTTTATTCCGTCAACAATCACAAATTCAATGTTTTTAAATACAGGTTGCTCATACTTGTTATCCATATAATTTCCTCAATGTATCCATGATTTCTTCAGTTTCTTCTTTTACATGAAAGACTTGTCCAGAACGCATCCAAATTACTGAACCATCTACATCTCCTGAAGATTTAACTGTTTCAATACAATCACCATTTACCAATATGCTTGCATCTTCAAATCTCAACTGAAGCGTAATATATCCACGTTTGATAAAGCTAGAATGGTAAGTCATCATCTGTTACCTCCATTCCACCATACGTATCAAAATAACTAGTTCCACTACTGTATCCTTGAGAATTAGTATTCTCTTGTTTTTTAGTTTCTAGGAATGTAATTTTATTAGCTAATACTTCAGTCACAAATACCTTTTGTCCCTGTTGATTGTCATAACTTCTAGTTTGAATCGAACCCTCTACTCCAATCATTGAACCTTTACCGCAGTATTCACTTAAAAGTTTTGCAATAGCTCTCCACGCTTGACAATTAATAAAATTAGTCTTCTTTTCGCCTTTACCATAATCCTTCTCTACTGCTAGTGAGAAGTTACAAACACTTGTTCCCTCTCTAGTAGCCTTTAATTCAATATCTTTTGTTAATCTTCCTGTTAGGACAACATTATTTATCATATTTATCTCCTTTTTATTTTAATCGTATATCCATGTTTTTCCGCTCTTTTTAGCCGTTTTAAGTGGTAATTTAAACTTATATTCAAATAGCTTCTGCTTCAGCTTAAACACATCTGTTTTCATACCTTTCACATCAACGTAAGTCTTATCTCCGTTATTCTCGTATACTAAGAAATCTACCACGTAAAAGATTGGTCGCACTTTAGTTCCTGTTGACGGTCTAGCGTAACCATCCTGCAGTAGCATCTTTTTCTGCATTTCAAAACCTAATATTTTCTTGCATTTCAGCATAAATTTTAAATGCTGGTAATATTCAGCTTCTAGCTTGCTATCGAACGTAATTCCATCAACCACCGTTTTTTTATTACGGTATTTTGATTTCGGCAGTCGTATCATTTCCCCACGCTCCTTAACGAATTAATTTCCTCTCGCAATTTCTGTTCTTCTTCAGGACTCAGTTTCGTTTCTTTTGTTTCGTTTGGATTAGTTATGTAATCGGGTACTGGAGCAATTCTGCCCGTTCGAGGGTAACTACTAACTTTCTTTTCGCTAGATTTAACAAATTTTGCTCGTTCCGCTTGAACTTTTTCTAAACTATCAATGCCTTCATTCGCCCACCTTTCCAAAATTGTTTTTGCATAGCCGTATTTTCCGTTGTAGAACCCAGCTTGTTTCAAGGCTTCAATCACTAACTCATCACCAAATTGTTTTGACATTTCATTAAGGTCTTTTGCAACGATTTTAGAAGGCTCTCCAAAATTTTCTTCATAAAAATCAAAAACATCTTTTGGTTGCTCACCGTTGGGGTCGAATGACTCACTAGCATACGAACTACCACTCACCATATCTTTAGTTTTGTTTTGTTTAGTTTTGTTTTGTTTATTTAATGACGTACTTTCTTGTGTACTATTTGGTGTACTTTCTTGCGTACTAATTTGCGTACTAACTTGTGTACTTATTTGAGTGTTTTCTGCTTTTTCAGTTGTTAAGTCAGCGTTTAAACGTTCTTTTTTAGTAACTCTTTGCGTACTAATTTGCGTACTATCTTGTGTACTAATTTGCGTACTATCTTGTGTACTAGTTTGAGTACTAACTTGTGTACTATCTTCATATAATTTCTTTAATCGATAGCTACCAGCCCTTGTTCCGTTACTCTTGAATTCAATTAATCCTCTTTCAAGTAATTCCGCTCTCGCTTTTTGTACCCCTTCACGGCTCAGTCTAGAAAAAAGTTCTAATCTAGATAAGGCTACATCAAACCATTCAAGCCAACCGCAATCGTTGTTTACATCTAGTAATGCATGAAATAACATGAATTGTCCTTTAGAAAAAGGGTCTCTTAAATGCAGTTTATTAAATGCTTTTACTTGCAAAATGTAATTCATCTTTTGCTCCTTTCTAACCAATGTTCAACTCTAATATTTGTTCTATATTTAGTTTAATTGGCACTATATGATATTTATCCATCATTGCTTGAAGCCCTATAGTGTGTCGTTCAGTATGATGTTCTCTGCATAGGCAGAAATAGAACCTATTTGCATGATTGATTTTTTTACGATTGTTTCCCATTCCAACTGCATCAACATGGTCTACATCTGCATGTTGCTTCCCGCAAACGAAGCATGTTCTATACTTCAAGAATAAGTAATTCAATCTTACTAAATCAGCCGATTGTTGAAATTCTTTGAAATGGAATGGGATATCGTTTTGGAAGCAAAACTCAATCAATAATTCAATCATGTTATTAGCTTCAGTAATTGTTGATGCGTTTATCGCTAGGCTGATTGTTTCTACTCCGTAATATGAGCTATAGTAATTTTTGAATAGGTCTTTGACCCATTCAGGAGGATATCCAGTGTGGTCGCTTATATCTCTAAATAGTGCATATATAAACTTTTGCTGTTTAGGAGTTATACTTCTATCATCAATCACTTGCACTAAGACTTTGATAAAGCCTGTATCACTTTTTCGTTTTGCTCCCTCGATATCAAACTTTTCCTCTAATTTTATTTGAATATCGTTGTTGCATGTATTTGCTATAAACCCTTCATATTTCATTAAAAGATATCATCCACAATTGATGGTTTTCCGACTAATTCAATTCCTGTATCATTTAAAAATTGCTTGAATAGAGATTTTTGTTTATCAGTCATACGTAACATAACCGACCAAATGTCTGCTGTTTCATCTGTTTCGTCTATTTCTTCCAGTTCGTCTATTTCTTCCGGTTCTTCGACTTTTACTACTGGTTGAGGTGCTTGTACCTCTTCCATTTTTTTCGCTTCTTTTGCTTGAATTTCTACTAAATAATCTACTCTTTCCATTGCTTCACTCAAGCTCATTGTTTTCTGCCAATCAAGTAACAATTCTGATGAAATTCCTTTTGAATTGCAATATTTTTCAAAAACTTCTTGTTCATGTTGAGATTTCTTGTATTCTTCTTCAATTCTGATTACTTCACTCTCAATCACATCAAATACTGACTTTTTAGTAAGTTTTCGTGAGTAAGTTTTTGGGTCAATCATTGAAATATCAATATCTTCACTAGCTAATCTGCTGTACTCATTAATTGCTTCTTTAGCCCATTCTGTTTTTGCATACTCAATACCATCATTTAAGTAATTTTTAGATCGCTCAAACAATCGTTTTAATGAACGTTTTTTACTTACCAATTCGTTATATTTTGCTTCTTCGACTTCAAATACTTCATCAATTCGTTTTTGATATTTTGTTAATTGTGATTTGATTGATTTTGCACTTTCAACACTAGCTTCGTCTGCCGTGATTACAAGTTTATCAGCACCCTCTAACATTGCTTCAAGAGTACCGTATACTACCTCATAATTTTTGACTTCAGGATATCCTGCTAAGTCATAACTGATTTCTAATCTGTCTAATACTGCCAATTCATTTGTTTTTACCATGGTTTTTCTTCTCCTTTATCTTTTGATTTTTTCATGTAAATAATTTTTAACTCACCTAATAATTGACTGACTGGAATATCAACTAGTTTTCCTACTTTATGTTTGTCACATAAATATTTCTTTACTTCAGTAACATCTACCCCTAATTTTTCAAACTCAGTCCAGTATTTTTCGATTTTTCCTATCGCATCCTCTTGTATTACTTGCTGTTTAGCTTGTTGTTGTTGTTGCTCAACTTGTGTATTCAATCCAGTTGCTTCATTACCGTCATCATCTTTATCTGAAGTGATGCCAAAGATTGCACTTAATGCATATCGTTTAGCATAAGTGATTGCACTTCCTACTGCTTGAGGCTTATTACTTTCCGGCTTCATTCGTACTGGAGGAAATTCGATATACTCTCCAGTTGAGTGCATTACTAACGTTGCTACTTCAATACTTCCAGTTTCATCGCTACTAGCAAATTGCATGAATGAAATCCCTAGTGGTGAACCTGTTTTATTAATTGCCTCTACCACATTTTCTAGTGGTACGTATGGTTTCTTAAAAAATGGATTATTTGCATCTTTCAAAGGTTGTTTGATAGCTTTTTGAAATTCTGCCATTGCTTTTGACAAGTTTTGAATACTTTCTGATTTCTTTAACATTTTTATTCCCCCGCCGTCATTAATACTGGTGCTAATACTTCTTTTGCATATTCTTC